GACGGATGGCCGCGGACAATCTCCAAGCGGCCGCCAACGCTGCCCGCAACCCCGTCCCGAACGTGGATCTCCACTACACCGGGGAGGATGACCTCACCCCCGAGGAGATCGATGCGGTGGTGGAGAGGTGGACCACGAAGCGACGCAGCGCAACCGGTGGGGTGGGGTTCACGAACAAGTATATTGAGGCTAAGGGCCTCGGATCTCACAATGAGAACCTGTTGGTTGAGGGCCGGCAGGAGGATGCGGTCGATATGGCCCGCATCGGCAATGTGCCGGCATCGGCCGTCGATGCCTCGTCGGGGGACTCACTGACGTACACCACCGACGCAAGCCGGAATCAGCAGCTGCTCGACTACGGCGGGCAATACTACATGGATGCCATCACGGCCCGCCTGTCGATGGACGATTGCGTGCCGTCGATGCGACGTATAGCGTTCGATACCTCACAATTCACGCAGCTCACCCCAAACCCCACGGGAGCCCCTACCGATGACTGAGCGTCTGACGGCCGCGGCCGCCACCTTGTCACTGTCACTTGCGGCCGATCTCACGGCCGCCCCCGGTACCCGGGTGATCTCGGGCATGGTGCTGCCCTACGGTGAGGTTGGCTACACGAGTGCCGGCCCCCTGACTGCCGGCCCCGGCTCGGTTCGGTTGCCGGCAGAGCTCTCCCGGATCAAGCTTGTGGACCGCCACCAGTCCCCGCCCGTCTCGGTGGGGTACGGCATCGCCACCCGGGAGACCCCTGCCGGCCGCGTGGTGGACTTCCACGTGCCGAACACCCCCGAGGGTGACCGGGCTCTCCTCCGCGCCGGCAAGCCGCAGGAGGGTACCCCGGGCCTCGATGACGCACTCTCGGTGGAGCTCTCCGAACTCCGGTTGGATGAGACCCGCAACCCTCCCCACATCCTCGACGCATTCCTAGACTGCGTGGCTCAACTCCCCGTGCCTGCGTTCCGTAGTGCACGGGTGGCTAGCGTGCTAGCCGCGCTTCACCCGACACCCAACGAAAGAAGGAATGGCATGAAGCTCACACCTGAGCAGCGTGCGCGGCTCGCGGCTCTGCTTGCCAAGAACGCTCGCACCACCGAGGAGGAGACGGAGCTTGCCTCCCTCTCTGCCATCGCTCTCGCGGAAGCAACCGAACAGGCCCCCGAGGCCCCCGAGGCCCCCGAGGCCCCGCAGGCGGCCGCGGCCGGGGGTGACATCTCCCTCTCCGGTGCCGCGCTCGCGGGTCTCGTGGGGGGTCTCCTCGGGCAGCCGGGAGCGCAGGCGCACGCCGGCCTCCGTGTGCCCTCCGGTGCCGCCTCGGTGCCGGCCGGCGTGCCCTCGGGGCAGCAGGACACCACCCGTCCCCTGACGGACCTCTACGCCGCGATGGCGCGTGTCGTCTCCGGTGAGTCCCGCCCCGAGGTTGAGGCGGCCCTGACCGACATCACGCAGGGTGGGAACCCCCTCGTCACCCCGGACCAGTACGCCGGGCAGCTTTGGTCCGGTCTGGACTACACGCGCCGGTTCGTGGGCCTCATGGCGGCCGGCACCCTCACCTCGTGGAAGGGCACCGGATGGCGGTGGGTCACCCCGCCCGAGGTGGACGACTACGCGGGCGACAAGGCCGCGGTCCCGTCCAATGCGGTCGAGACCGAGGATGAGCCGTGGACGGCCGGCCGCCTCGCGGGTGCGCACGACATCGACCGGAAGTTCCGGGACTTCAAGGATGACGAGTTTTTCGCGGCGTACTACCACGCGATGACGATGTCCTACGCCCGCAAGTCCGACATCAAGGCCCGTGCGTTCCTCGTCGCCAACGCGACGGCCGGCACCGCGGTGGTGGGCAATCTCCTCAAGGCGGCCGCCACGGTGGTGCAGCGGGTGGAGGACGCGACGGACGGCGCGCAGGCCGATTGGATCATGGTGAACAGCGCCGACAAGCTCGCACTCCTCGACATCACGGACGCCGATGTGCCGGCGTTCCTCGACACGTGGAACATTGACCCGGGTAGCTTCATCGGCACCACCGGAGTCCCGGCCGGCACCGTGGTCGCGGGCAACCGGAACGCGTCCGAGTTCAAGGAGCTTCCGGGATCTCCGATCCGGGTGGAGACCGTGAACATCGTGAACGGTGGCATTGACGGTGGTGTCTTCGGCTACTACGCCACCTTGCTCCACGAGGCAACCGGATTGCAGAAGGCCACGTTCGCGCCCGCCTGAGCCCCCGGTGAGGCGGGCACCTCTCCCGGTGCCCGCCTCACCCCTGCCGCCCTAGGAGGGCCGTAATGAGTGAGATCGCCGGCCTACCCGCCACCGGCCCTACCACCCTGTCTCTCGTCAAGACTCGGTTGCGCATTGATGATGCGTCCGACGATGACCGGTTGCAGGAGCTGGTTGATGCCACGAACGGCCGTGTACGGGGATGGAACGTGGCCCGCCTCTCCCTCACCTACGGAACCCCGCCTCCGGTGTGGCCCCCCGATGTGGTGTTGGGTACGACGATGCTCGCGGCCCGCTTGTGGCGTCGCAAGGATTCGCCGGCCGGGGTTGAGCCGATGGGGGATGCGTTCGCGTTCGTCGCCAAGTCCGATCCCGATATCTCGATGATGCTCCGTATCGGCGCATGGGCGGGGCCGGGTGTTGGGTGATGGCCGTTCCCGTCGATCTCGCGGTGGTGGCCGATCTCATCGACCAACTCAAAGCCGTGCCCGGGGTCCGTTCCGCATCGATGGACCCGGCCGAACTACAGACCACACCGGCCGTATGGGTGCAGCTACGGGGCATCGCGCAGCCATTCCTAGCCGCCTCGGAGATCCGCCTGTATGTGCACCTCATCAGTGGGGACACCGATGGGGGGATGCGGGTGGCTGCCGAACTCGTCACCCTGTACAACTCGATTCTCGAGGTGGTGACCCCGGATGGGGAAACCGAAACGTTGTCCGTCACCATGCCTGACGGTGCCCAACTGCCGGCACTCCGTATGCCTGTAGACATCCCGAACACCCCGCCCGCTACACCCTGAAAGGACAGTCATGCCAGTCAACAGTTTCAAGGTAGGTCCGGGGGTGTTCACCCTCGGGGCCGGCCCCACTGCGTTTGAGACGCAGGTACGTTCGTGCACGGTGCAGGTTTCCGAGAACGTCAAAACCACCGAGGCGGTGCCGATGCTCTCGGGGGATGAGCTTCCCGAGGAGGAGACCGCATCGTACAAGTACGCCGTCGCCGTCTCGTTCCAGCAGGATCTTGGGGTGGGTGGTGTGGTGGCCTACACGTGGACGAACGAGGGGCAGGAAGTGCCCTTCTCCTACGTCCCGAACACCGTGGAGGGTGCAGAGATCGAGGGGGTGTGCCGCATCGTCCCCGTGAACGTGGGGGGGGACGCAGACACGCGGCCCTCCTCGGATGTGACGTTTGCCTGTATCGGCAAGCCCACATTCACGCCCTAGCCCGGATGGGGCGGCGTGCCCATCACTCTCGGAGGGGAGTGGTGGGTACGACGAACCGGCCGGTTCACTCACGAGGAGGAGAGCTATGGAGGACAAGAGCAAGGCCCCCGAGGACACGCAGCGGCACGCCGTGTGGGATGAGGACCTGTCGCAGTATGTCGGGACCGGGACCTACGCGAGCAAGGCCGATGCCGGCAAGGCGAAGACCGACGCCGGCAAGACGCGCCGGCACGAGGGGCACACCCTGACGGTCAAGCCGGTCTAGGGATGTCCACCGCTAGCGCACGCGCAGAGGGGTTACCCGAGTTGGTAGCCTCACTGAGCGACGCTAGCGACGGGGTAGCGGACCTCACCGGGCCGCACCGTGAGGCAACTAGCCTCGTGGCCGGTGCCGCAGCCCCCACCACGCCGCGTCGGTCCGGGGTCCTAGCGGCAGGCACCCGGACCGACGCCTCCCCCACCGTAGGGAACGTCTACAACTCCACCCCCTACGCGGTTCCCGTGCATTGGGGGGCACCATCGCGTAACATCCGGGCACGGCCGTGGCTCATCGACACCCTGACGAAAGTGCAGGGCAAGGCTGTAGCCGTGTACGAGAAGCACGTAGAGACCACGCTAGACGACATCAAAGGAAAGTAACCATGCCGCTAAACCGCCCCCGATTCGACGTGTACGTAAACACCACCGCCGATGACCCCGAGGAGTACGCCGGGGTCACCATCACCCATCAGGACCAACTCAAGGCAGAAGCGCAGCTTGCGCGGGCCGGCATCGACCCGCAGGGGCACGCGCTCACCCTCACAACCGCATGGTGTTGGGCGGCCCTCGTCCGCATGGATGTCTACTCGGGCACGTTCAAGCGGTTCTACGACACCGATTGTGCCGGCGTAGAGACCCCGGCCGATGGGGAGACCTCCGATGCCGTGGACCCTATCCACCGGGCAGCCGGCACCGCCTCGCCCTCGGACTCGCCCGCCTCTGGCCCGGAATCGATTGGTTGACGGCCGACGAGACGCTAACCGCAACCGCCCTAGCGATGATCGAGGAGGACACCGATGGCAAGCAAGGCAGCACTACAGATATCGATTGAGGGTGACAGCTCTGACGCGGTTGCGTCATTCGATGCGGTCACCTCATCGGCCCGCGGCATGGGTGACACCGTGGACCGCGCTAGCAAGCAAGCCGACGATGGGGCCTCGCGTCTCGACGGCGCAGCGGACGCGGCCGACAACATGGCGTCGCGGAGTTCGCAGGCGGCCGGTGGCCTCGGGGACCTCGGTGGGGCTCTGTCTCAGATGGGCGGCCCCCTCGGTGCCGTAGGTACCGGGATGGAGACCCTAGCCCCCTCCATCATGGGTGTGACCGGTGCAGCCGATCTGATGAATCTGGCGATGAGTTCCAACATCGTCACCAACACTAAAGCGCGGGCCGCGTCTATCAAGACCGCCGTTGCCACCAAAGCTCAGGCGGTGGCTACCCGGACGATGGCTATTGCGCAGCGGGTGTTGAATGCAGCGATGCGGGCCAACCCCATAGGCATCCTCATCACCGCCCTCCTCCTCGCGGCGGCCGGTGTCCTCCTCTTGTGGAAGCGTTCCGAAACGTTCCGCACCGTGGTCCGGGCCGTGATGTCGGCCGCCAAGACTGCCGTAACGGGCCTCATCAACACCGTGCAAAGCCTCGTGGGGTGGTTCCGGGACAAGCTAGGGCCGGTGATCTCCCGCATCCGTGAGGTGGCCTCTAACGTGGCCTCCGGTGCCGTAGGTTCGTTCAAACGCATTATCGAGGTGGTGGGGAACGTCATCGGGAAGGTGGGTGACGCGGCCGCTAAGGTCCGGGACGGATTCGGGGCCACCGTGACCGCCACGAAAACCACCGTGGTCGATGCGTTCAATGCGATGATCTCGCCCATCAAGACCATGATCGAGTGGGTGAAAGACCTCATCGACTGGATCAGCAAGATCAAGATTCCGAACGTGCCCGGATTCGGCCGTGCCGCGGTGCCGGCCGGTGGCAGCTTCGCGGCCGATCCCGGGTATGGGGCCGGCACGCAGGTCACCATCGAATTGCCGCTACTGTCTGCCCTCGATGACCGCGCTATTGGGCAGCTACTGGCAGCCCTCACCGAGTACTACCGCCGCCGTGGACAAGCCGTCCAGATTGTGAGTGCATGATGTCTGCCCTATCCGGTGAGATCCGGGTCACCGTAGGCCCCTACTCGTTCGTGCAAGAGGACGATGATGCCCCGGACCCCGACTACGGGTCACCGTTCGTGGTCGATGGCCTCACGGTGTCCAACCAACTCGGGGACGATCAACTCTGGCCCATGCAGGGCACCGGGTCCGCATCATTCTCGGTGTTCGGCCCCACGTTCGATGACGTGTCGGCCATCGTCCGCGGTGCCCTCGTGGTGATCACGTGGACGACACCCCGCACGAACCCTGCGTTCCGTCTCACGTTTGAGGGCCGCGTCACCGATGCCCGGGTGCGGCCCCACCTCCTCGGGGTGGTGGTGGAAGTGACCGCTATCGATGCGTTCACGTTCGATTGGGACGTGGTGGTAGGTGATAGCCCGTGGCCCGAGGAGGACATAGAGGACCGCCTCAACCGCATCGCGGCCCTCCTCGGAACCACCATCACCTACAACTACAACCCCGCCGTACCCGGTGCCGCGGCGGCCACGCGGCCCATCGTCCGTGCCCGGGATGTGGACGCGCAGCCGGCCCTAGGCATCGTGCGCAGCCTCCTAGAGTCGTGGGTACTGGACTACACCGCCCTCGACTCCGGGCTAGCGAACATGTACCTAGAACCGGTCATCGTGGGCGGGGTGGTGACCTCGTGGGAGGCCAAAGTCCGGTTCGCGTCATTCGACGCCGGCACCGGGGGGATGTTTGAGCTTCCCGGCATGTTCGGGGACACCACCGCGGAGGGGGCACCGGGCTACGGTGTCACCATCCCGGACCACGGCACGGACCGGTCCGATACGGCGATCTCCACCGACTACGTAGACCTCTCCGGTACTGCGTTCACCCAACGCAAGGGCACCCGCCCCAACCGCACCTATGTGCAGTATTGGGCAGGGGCGGTGGAGGCTTCCAAGTCCGCATCGAACGGACTCACACCCCCGTTGTCGGTGCGGTTCACCACCGACCTCATCGGGACCACCGGCCCCACGTGTGCGCAGCGTATGGCGGACCTATACCTCCCCGAACCGGTGGGGTCCGATTGGTACGCCGACACCCTGCACTACCGCCTGTATGCCGATGATGACCCGAACCGAACCATCCCCCGCCTCGGTGACCTGCTGGCAATCGCGCCCATCCAAGACAGGCACAACCCCTTGGATCGGCCGTGGTACGCCGGCATCGTCACTCAATCGGTGTTCCTCATCTCCAAGTTTGAACCCGTGGTTGAGCTCACCATTACCCCGCAGGTTCGTGCCGTGTCACACCTCGGGACCGGGCAGCTGACGTGGGATGATCTCCCGGCCGGCGTAACGTGGGATGACCTCAACACCCGCGACACGTGGGACGACTACCAACTATTGAGAGGCTAAGCCGCCATGACCGCAACCACTTCCAAGTACGTCATCCCCTACCCCACCGGCACCGATGACGTCCGCGACGGCGAGAACGCGATGCAAGCCATCGCGGACCGGGTGGACCTCCTCCTCGGGGAAACCGGGACTGACTCCATCACCCCGAGTGCCGCGAACACCACCACCACGAAACGGATCAACTACGCCCGCAGCTACGCCGGCCTGCCTCTCGTGCCCCGTGCATGGGTGATGCCCGATGCGGCCATCAACTCCACTGACGCGGTGTTTTTTTGGGTGTCCGGTGAGGACGCTACGGGGTTCACCCTCAACGTGCGTTCTCAGTCCACCACCGCTAAGGCGATTCGCTGGATGTGCCGGGCGCGCTAATGCTGCCCGATGCGCTGCACACTCTCCCGGGGGCCATCATCGCGGCCGCCGCGTGCCTCGTGGCCCTCGGGGTGATCGGCAAGTACCTACGGCAGTGGTTCCGGTGGTTTGTCCAATTGGGCAAAGTGGTCCGGGCTATGGATGAGATCATTAGCCGCGAGCTAGAGCACAACCACGGGTCATCCATCAAGGATGACATCACGGGCATAGCGGTAGCGGTGGGCCTCCTACAGAGGGCCGCCGCAGAGTTGGCCCGGAAACAAGATGAGGACATACGTGCCCTCCATCAACGGATCGAGACGTACCATCCCCAAGATGAGGAGAAGTGAGATGCCGCAGTCTCAGAACGGATGGCCGGTGGTGGACTCCACTCGCCTGCACATCTGGACCCTGCCTAGCGCGGTGGCCGGCAAGCCCCTGCGCTACAAGAACGGCGAGGAGGTGCGCCTGCCTCTCGTCAAGGGTGCAGCCGGCTTCATCCTCGCCCACACTGCATTGTGGTTCCACGAGGAGATCGAGTCCCTCACCACGCAGCCGCAGCACGACGAGTGGGGTTGGGCGGCCCGCCCCATCCGAGGATCGGAGACGATCTCCAACCACGCATCCGGCACCGCGATGGACCTCAACGCCACCATGCACCCCCTCGGGGTTCCCACCCTAAACACCTTCACCCTCAGGCAAGTGCAGGGGATCCACCACCGCCTAGAGTGGTTGGGTGTCCTCCGGTGGGGCGGGGACTACGAGAACCGGCCCGATGCGATGCATTGGGAGATCGATGCCGGCAGGGTGCGTGTCCTCGCCCGTGCCGCCCGCCTGCGTCTCACCCGCCGCGGCCGCCGCCTCTCCAAGATCAACCCGAGGGGGCGGCGATGAGCCCCGCTACTGCCGGCCGGGTGCAGGAGTTCTACAGCTCACTGCCGCTCAAGCCGCGTAAGGCCATCACGGCTCTCCTCGTGACCTTCATCGGGGCCATCGGCACCGCCCTACTTTCGGCCGGGATCTCCCGGGAGGAGTTGGGGGTCGCTGCCGGTACCGCCCTCCTCGCGGCCGCCGCGGTGTGGCGTATCCCGAACCCCGTGAACGTGCGGAAGCTCACCCGGGGACCGAACCCGCAGAAGCTGCCCCCCGAGGCATTCTCAGGGGGAGGTGAGCACCGTGGCTAGCACCGAGTGGTATCCCAACCCCCGGCCGGCGCCGGCCCCCGATGGGGTGCCCGACGCATACCGGCTGCACCCCTCGGGCCTCGTCGTCTACCTCGGGCACGGGGCTAAGTGGTACTCGTGGGATACCCGGCTGCCCCTCGTTAAGCCCCCGTCTCAGGGGGCCATCGCGGCGGCCACCCCGCTGTACCTGTCAGGGCAGGCGGTGGCACCGTGAGAACCGCGAGAGTGGTAACCCACAATGTGTGGGTGGGGCAAGGTCCCGACTCACTGCGCGCCAATGTGACCGCGCTAGTCCGGGACACCTCCCCCGATGTGTTGATGCTGCAAGAGGCGCACCGGTTCAACGGCACCGTACCCGGGTACAGGCGATGGGCGGCCGATCAGCACCCCCGCCCTGAAGCGGATATGTGCGTCATCCTCTACCGCCGCGAGCTCAAAGTGATCCGCCGTGGCCTCATGGTCATTGACGGCCCCGACTGGATCGGCCCCAAGCACGGACTGAAGCACCCGCCCCGGATCTTCCCGTGGCTCTGTCTACAGGGGGAGGAGGGGCCGGGGTGGTACATGCTCAACCTGCACCGCACGTGGGTAGGGGACGAATGGCGCAACCTCGGATCATGGGAAGCAGAGGACGCGGCCCTAGAGCGGTGGGCCGATAGGCGCGACGCCGGCCACCCTGCGCGACCCCTCGTGATGGGTGGGGACAACAACGGCAGTGAGCGGGACAAGCACCCGTTGTCGGTGTCATCGCTCGCACGCCGCACCGGCACCACCCTCTACCTCATCGGCGTAGATGGGGTGATGGCACGCCGGGCTAAGGGGCACGCACGGCGGTTGGCCCGCGCATACAC